TGATGCCTACTGGTAAAGAACTTGAAGAGCTAATTTCAAGTGGCTTTGAAATTAAAAAGTATGGTGGTAAAGTTCGGCGTCGTATGGGTGGACAAGTACGAGGCTACGGTAAGGCTCTTCGTGGTTACTAAAGAATTTTTAAAACAGTATAATAAATCTGTTCAAGAAGGATATGATGATTATACTTTAATAGATCATTCAGGTACTAGACCTAATAAAGAAGACTATAAAGATTTTAATGAATATATAAATAGTCTTTGTAACTATATAGGAAAAAAGTTTAGGTATACATATGGCAGTAAAGCAAAAAAGAAAACCCAGTAACATGAAGGGCATTACGATTGGTAGGGGAATGAAGCGTCCTACCAAGTCAGGTGCTGGTATGACTAAGAAGGGTGTGGCTAAATATCGTAGACAGAATCCCGGTTCTAAGTTAAAGACTGCTGTAACTGAAAAGAAACCTACAGGCAAACGTGCATCAAGACGTAAGTCCTACTGTGCAAGGTCTGCTGGACAGATGAAGAAGTTTCCAAAGGCTGCTAAGAATCCTAATAGCAGACTTAGACAAGCTCGTAAAAGATGGAGATGTTAATGAAAAAAGCAGTGGATGCTCCCAAAGGATTTCACTGGATGAAATCTGGTAAAGGATTTAAACTTATGAAGAATCCTACTGGTGGCTATGTAGCACATAAAGGTGCTTCAAAGAAAGCAAGCTTTGAAGTCCAGAAGATACATAAGAAATGATTAAACGTAAGAAAGGCGGCACAGCTACTAAACGTGACCCAAAGAAGTGGGCTGCGGCAAAGGCCAGAGCAAAGCGTAAGATGGGTGGTAAGCACTCTGCCAGAGCTATGCAGCTTGCTGTTAAGTATTACAAAGATTCTGGTGGAACTTATAGCGGTAAGAAAAAGTCTACTAATAAACTTTCAAAGTGGAGCAAGCAAAAATGGAAAACCAAATCGGGAAAACCATCTGGCAAAACGGGAGAAAGATATTTACCGGAGAAAGCAATCAAGTCCCTGTCGTCAAAGGAATATGCAGCGACCACCAGAGCAAAGAGAAAAGGGACTGCTGCCGGGAAGCAGTTCGTGAAGCAGCCCAAAAAGATAGCAGCTAAAACAAAAAGGTTTAGAACGTAATGGCAGTATCAGGAACATATGACTTTAACCTTGATATAGACGAGGTTATACAAGAAGCGATGGAGATGATCGGGGGTGAAGATACTCTTGGTCACGAACCTGCTTCTGCACGGCGATCTATAAATTTAATGTTGCGAGATTGGCAAAACCGTGGTATACTATTATGGACTACAAGTGTATCATCTTTTACCGTGACTGCAAGTACTACTTCTTATGATCTATCTTCTTCTACTATAGATGCTCTTGAAGTTGTTCTTAACAGAGATAATACTGATATTAAATTAGAACGTATAACACCTGAAGAGTTTTTGCTTATTCCTAATAAAACACAAACTGGAAGATCATCTCAGTATTCTATCAGAAGAGGTAGAGACAATCCTGTCATGTCTGTCTGGCCTATTCCTGAGAACTCCACAGATGTTTTAAAAGTTGAAGTATTCAGTGAGCTTACAGATGTAAATAAATCAGCAGATCAGAATGCTGATGTTCCTAAAAGATTTTTACCATGTCTTACTGCTGGACTATCTTATTACATGTCAATGAAAAGATTTGGTGTAGATGCTGGTCGTATACAAATGCTGAAGGCAAATTATGAAGAGTGTCTTGCCAGAGCTATGCAGGAAGATAGAGAAAGAGCTTCAATGCGTGTTGTGCCAAGACTAAGGTATATCTAGTGGCTAGTACTAAGAACGCACTTGCTATGTGTGATACATGTGGGTTTGTGTATCCACATCGTACTATGAGAATGAACAGTTATGGGATGCTGGTATGCCCAGAAGACTTTGAAGGACAGTTTGATTTGAAGAACCATCCTCAAAATCATGTGCCTGATGTAAGGGATAATCCAGCTATTCTTAATCCTCGTCCCGATACAGGTGGGCGTAATCTTACATGGAGTCAGGCCAGTACGGCATGGGGATCAACAGATAAGTATTGGAATCTAATATGAGCGATTTAACAAGTCAACTAATATCAAATACATATAAACAGATTATACTTGTTAGTTCTTCAACTAGCAATACTGGTGTAAATACTTCTCTGAAAGCAGTTCAGACAGGTGATGGAACTAACACTGCCCTGAAGGTAGCTACTAATGCTGTACAGATTACTGGTGCATTGGGTGTAGGTGGTGCTGTATCTCTGGATGGAAATCTTCATGTAGATGACAAAGTATGTGCCAGTTCTTTCTATGGTGATGGATCAAATCTTAGTGGCGTAACTGCTACGATTGCTGGTAATATTTCTGTAAGCAATGCTACAGTAGGTGGCAATCTTTATGTAGGCGGCACTGCCACAGTTGCTGGTGCAGCACACCTACAGTCAAGTCTGTCCGTTGCAGGGGCTGCTCAGTTTGCAAGTACGGTAACTGTAGTTGGTGCAGCACAATTTCAAAGCACTGTAACTGCGGTTGGTGCAGCTACTTTTAAATCTACAGTTACAGTAGAAAATGTAGCAGCCCTGAAAAATAACGTAACAGTTGGTGGTACATTTAATGTGGCTGGTGCAGCTACCTTTACCTCTAAAACAGAGTTTGATAATGATGTATCAGTCAGTGGTCGCCTTGATGTTGCTTCTTCTGTTTGTGTAGGAGGTATTGCAAATTTTGCTACTGATGTGTCAGTAAGTGGAAATATAAATGTAGTTGGTAATGTAACGGCTGCATTCTATTATGGAGATGGTAGAAATCTAACTAATATAGAAGCTGAACTCGGTACTGCAACAAACATCTCTGTATCAGGTTTTGTTAATGTAGGTGGTAATCTTTCTGTAAGTGGTACGTCTAATATAGTAGGTGCTGCTAGTTTTCAGTCAACAGTTACTGTGATTGGTGCGGCTACATTTAAAGATGATGTATCAGTTAGTGGTAATACTAGATTACTTGGTACAGTCACAGTGGGTGGAGCAGTAAGCCTTGCATCTAGTCTAAGTGTAGGTGGAGCAGCTAACTTTGGTTCAACAGTAACAGTTGCTGGTGCAGTTAGCCTTGCATCAACTCTTAGTGTAGGTGGAGCAGCAAACTTTGCTTCTACAGTTACAGTTGTTGGTATAGGCACATTTAAGGACGATGTTTCTGTAAGTGGTAATACTAATCTTGGTGGAACAGTAACAGTAGCAGGAGCAGTATCATTAGCATCAACTCTTAGTGTAGGTGGGGCAGCAAACTTTGCAAGTACAGTAACTATTGCTGGTACAAATATTCAAGCTGCTAATGCAAGAGTATGTGCCAGTGCGTATTATGGTGATGGTTCTAATCTTACAAATGTAGGTATTAGTGGAAATATATCTGTCAACAATGCTACAATAGGTGGTAACTTATTTGTAGGTGGTACAGTTACTGTGGCTGGTGCTGCTGTATTTGAAGCTGCTGTATCTGTATCAGGTGCAGTAAATATTGCTGGTAATACTTCTGTAGGTGGTACACTAATAACTACAGGTAAAGCTGAGTTTCAAGATGATGTCTCTGTTTCAGGTAATACTGTACTTGGTGGTACACTCAGAGTTGCAGGAGCAACATCACTGGAGGGTGCTGTTGATCTTAATAGTACTCTTACTGTGGCAGGAGCAGTATCACTTGCTTCTACATTATCAGTAGGTGGGGCGGCAAACTTTGCATCTACAGTTACAGTAGTAGGTGTAGGAACATTTAAAGATGCTGTATCTGTATCTGGCAATACTGTACTTGGTGGTACATTAAGAGTTGCAGGAGCAACTTCACTGGAGGGTGCTGTTGATCTTAACAGCACACTTACTGTGGCAGGGGCAGTATCACTTGCTTCTACACTATCAGTAGGCGGTGCAACTAATCTTCTCAGTACTGTTACTGCCACAGGTAATGCTGGATTCTTAGGCACAGTACGAGTAAGCGGTGCAACAAGTCTTGAAGCTGGTTTGGTTGTTGGCGGTAAGGCAGAGTTTGATAGTGATGTATGTGTATCAGGAAATACTCAGTTAGTTGGTACACTTAAAGTAACAGGTGCTACTACTATTACAGGTAACTCAGGCTTCTTAGGAACTGTCAGAGTATCTGGTCCTACTTCTTTGGAAGGTACTGCACACATTACAGGTACAGCTACGATTACAGGTAACTCTGGTTTTCTTGGAACTGTACGAGTGTCTGGTAATACTTCTCTGGAAGGACAACTGCAACTAACTCAGTCAGGGGCTGCTACTGTACATACTACAGCTATTAATGGTGTGACATCTGTGTCTCTTAACTTTGGTATAGCACAGAACTTCTTTACCTCTGTTACTGCTGCACATACACTGGCAAGACCTACCAATGCAAGAGTAGGACAAGTTGGTAGTATTCTCCTTATGCAGGATGGTGGTTCTGGTACTCTTGCTTACAATGCCTGTTGGAACTTTATTGGTGGTGCAGCCCCAACATTCTCAACTGCTGATAATGCAATGGATAGATTAGATTATATTGTTGTATCTATTTCTACTGATAACACTGCTGAAAATATTCAAGCAGTAATGACACAAGCTTATAGTTAGGCTTAATAAGAATGGTATTTAGTAATAATCTTTTAATGGGTGCAGCAGGTCAGGGCGGTGGCTACGAGATTGATCAGTCGATCCGGTTTAATCAAGCCGACTCGGCACGACTTACACGTACACCCGCTTCGGCTGGAAACCGAAAAACATTTACGTTTTCGTGTTGGTTAAAAAGAGGGAAACTTTCGACCATCGCTGCGAGAATTTTTACTGGTTATCAAGATGTTAATAATCAGTTTGAAGTTTATTTTAATGCAAGTGACAAATTAATTGTTGCTCAAAGAATGGGCGGAACTTGGTACGAAAAAACCACTGATGCAGTGTACAGAGACCCATCAGCTTGGTACCATTTTGTTTGGTATTGGGATACTACAGACGGTACCGCCGGAGACCGGACACGGGCCTACATAAATGGCGAACGTGTAAATTTTGCCAGCGGTTCAAACCCTAGTTTGAATGCAGATGGTATGGTCAATGCCACCATCCAACATGAGATTGCGGGAGAGCAGGCTGGTTCAACATATTACTATGACGGTTACCTTT